TTTTCCAATGTTAAACGAAGCCCTCCCACCCATTCACCAAAATTCATTTAATTTTTTTTCTTTCTTTCACAGTTAAAAAAAAATTCCAAGGAAAGATAATATTTACAAAATAATCTATCACAGACAGACAGACAACCAACACCAAATGGCACCAAAAAGAAAATCACTGGCCTCGCGACTCTTGGTTTCCACCACCACCGCGACTGCTGCGACCTCTGCCGCCGCGGGTGCTGCTGGACGACCTGTTGTGATGGCGGCACAACCTCTTGTGATTGCACCCATCGCGGCACCTTCTTCGGAACAACAGGGCATCGATTTACGATTGTTTTTGGTTGAGCTTCAACGCAATCTTTGCGAATCCTCGACATCCTCAACCACATCCTCTGTAATACCGGAAGACATTCTGTTGACCCTCCGACAACGCGTCCGTCGTTTCCCTCGTGAAGATTTTCTATCGTGTCTGGAACGTCTTCCCAATCTTCTTTCCCTCTGTTCTTGTCTGGATTTTATTCTTCTTCATCCAGAACAAGAGATTAAAAACCGGCTCTTGCAATTCCTTCAAGAATCCATGTTGATTCAACGACCGGCTGCTTCCGTCACGATCGAAACCGTTCAAGAATGGAAACGGCAGATTACGGCTACGTGGGATATGAATTCCCCTTGTGTAAAATATATTCCGACCGTGGAAGCCGTGGAACGCCACCTTGACCAGCTACCTTTTTCGGACGTGTTTATTCTCGGTCTCATCAAGAAACTCCTTCCGATTCTTGAGGAGATTTCTTCTCCTTCACAACTCGAAGAAAAATTCAAAGAGATTATTGAGATGCCGACCTCGATGATGCAGACGTGGGATCATTGCATCTTTTACAACCTATTTCATCCGTCGGTGATGCCGACCCTTGGTGTGGCCGCAGCCGTCGAGGCGACCTCGCGTGGTCGAAGCGGAGTGGAAGAGAAGAAGAAGGTTTCTTTTCAGTTTCCATTGAGGACGCTCAAGGCGTATGTGACAGAGTGCATGTTTTATACCTCGGCAGCCCAAGAAATTTCTTCCTTCACTCGTCGTCACATGTTTGATTTTCTGGAGGATGCGATCCAGGAGGCCAAGACGGATTTGGGGGAGGAGGAAGGATCTCACGATCTTGCGATTGTGGGGATGCAGGAACGGTATTTGGAAAAGAGGATACCCAAGGGGGTGAAGAATACGTTGCTTCCAGAATCGACGAGGTTGTTATTATCGATCAAGGATTGGGAAGCGTTTCATCGGATGGCCACAGAGGCGTTTGTCATTCATGGAGACATTTTGGACCAAATCGTTCGGAAAATCGTGGGTAGTCGTGGAGAAGGAAATCCCATGTTGTGGGGATGTCTGATCCATTTTTTCCAGTCGGTGAATCATCCACTGATAAGAAAAGACACCAAGATGAAGACATTGAAACAAAAGAATGTCGGATCGCAACAAGGACTGGAGATTTCTGTGATTGCCCAACGAGGGTTTTTCCGGATGTCCACCCAAGAGCTCCTGGATGTGGTCATGGCGGATGAAGAACTCGTCGCCCGGTACCAGACATCCAATTATCCTGTCGGCCTGGATGGAAAAAGGACACCTCATCGGAATATGACATGGATGATGACATCCACACGAGGCAACAACGGTCCCAACATGTTTGTCTTTGGGATGAATCCTCAACGTAAACGATGCCTCGTACGAAATCAGCCGTGGTTGAAGGATCTGGCGGTGCGCGATTTTCTTGTGAGGGTGGTGGACGCGCAAGGAAATCCTGTCCTGGAATCTTCGGCCTACCACGTCGACCCGCGACAGCCGTCCTTTACGTTCCAACAGGACGGCATGCCCGTGTTTCGGGTCCATGACACATTCCTTGATTCCTTTTTCTGGAGTGACGACGATCATCAGGATGACAAGATGTGCGAAGTCCCTCAGCTGTTGTTTCAGGTATCACGAGGAAAGACGATCAAGACGACCCGTGGGGTTGTTTTCCAGGCTTTTCTTCAGCTGGTTTCTGGGGTCATTGTTCCGTATGAGTATGAAATGTATCTGGAGCAAAACAAGTTTTTCAAAAAGATGGAGGAAGAGATGGTGATGTATGGGATCGCGTCCTTGACGCCGGGTGTGTTGGACGTGATTCGTGAGAATTGGAAGAACACGTCTGTATTTGATACGCAGACAGCATGGATGGAAAAGATTCGGCAAAAGGAGGTGAATCGTCTGGTGGATGTGGTGGGCCGAAGTACGATGTTCAGCAAAGAATTTGAATGGGATTACAAGACGATGGTACGTTCCATGGAAGAAGAGCTTTTCAAAACCAATCCGACCCTCTGCGAATATTATTACAAGATCGAGGTGTTGCATCTTCTGTTCAGCCGAACGTCTTTCCTATCCCCGTTGTTGGTGATTTTCCGGAAACGCATCCAGGGTGGATTACTCCGTCTGGAGAAATTGGCATTAATGCCCTGGGAAATCCTTGTCCCCGAATTATGTCTCTTCCAAAAAGACGTTCAGGAACAAGTCAAGACCATCATTCAACGTAAGATTGGTCTCTCCATCGAGGATAACATCACGACCACCCTCGCCTCCACTGCACTCCCTGAATTGATGTGGGAACGACACAAGATCGACTCGGGGCGCTCCTCGGTCATGTATTACGAGAACGTGATCCCGGTGAAGTATCCGACAGAAGCACTGGTCGCCACCGCCAGGTCTTGTGGGGTGTCGTCGTCGTATGCATCGCTTGTATGGAATCCATCGACACAAAAAGTATATGCGTACAACGATCCCAACATACCCGTGGCTCTCCAAGAATTGATCGACGAGTTTTTTGATACGGACGCGATGAACATGGCCGCTCATTCGTCGGTCTCGCTCCAATTTTCCGACATGTCGCGTTTTCTCCGCGTCGTCCGAGAGACAAACAACGCCACCAACGACGACGATCAACAAGAACCAACAGAAGTCCATTCCATCCGCGGCGCCACCGCCAAAATCCCCGATCTTCAAGACCAAATGATGGACGCTCTACTCACCCTCGTAGCATGATAGTCACCTTTTAAATTTATAATTGAAAAGAAAGAAAACAAACGTAAACTTATACAAAAACTTATACAAACGTTAAAAGATAACGTGTTTGTTGGATTTCAGCGACGATTTCATCACGAATGTTCAAAAGACCCGTCATGTCCTTGGAACTGCCGGGTGGTGGTAGATCGAGATGGTAGTTGCTGGTTATTTTGACCAATTGTTTTTCAAGACGATTCAGAGAGGCAAGGAATTGTATTTTGGTGATGTTTTTGTATTGAAACGTGCGACAGCTGGTGTTGGAATCGAGGGAAAAATCCAGACGACGGGAGATTAATCCTTGAAGAACTTCGGCAAATTCGTCAATCTTTTTTTGGAGATGTTGAAAGAAATCATCCGTGGTCTTATGTTCGGCGTACGACCTCGTCCTCCAATGCAATAGCTGAGCCTCATTTCGAGTGTTCATAAGCAACACCATCAACCTCTCGATGGGTTTTTTGGAACGATTCGAAGAAGGCATAAGTTTTAAAGTTTTTTTAAGTTTATATAAGGAAATGAAAAAAAAATGGAAACCTTTTTTTTTTAAATTAAAAAATATTATTTTTTTTTTGTAATGATAATTGTAGAAACAAATTAACAAAGTGTGTATAAAAACATGCGTCATCACAACGATTTATTACAGGCATTGACTGTGTTGAAAGAGGTTGGGTGTGTCGGTATTAAGATCTCTTTTGAGGATGAGGGTGCTCAATTAAGTGAGATGATGACAATGCGTTATTTGACGTCCGCGTGTGGACTCTCCATGTCTGTTAAAATCGGGGGTTGTGAGGCAAAAAGGGATCTGATTGATTGTCGTCATCTTTTGGTGGAAAAGGTGGTCGCGCCCATGATTGAATCGGGGTTTGCGGTAAAAAAGTTTGCGGCGGCGTGCACGGCCGTAGACATTGCGTGTCCCAAGGGAATCAATGTGGAAACGATTGGCGCGTTCCGAAATCTGGAGGATATTGCGACAAAATTCGATTTGATTGATTTTGTGGTGGTGGGACGGGTCGATTTTACGGGTTCCATGGGCAAGGATCGGTCTTTTGTGGAAACCGATGACATGCTTGACATGACCAGAACCATTTTTTCCAAGGCCCGGTCTTTTGGTAAACAATGTTTCATGGGAGGTGCCATCTCGGCTGCATCGTCTTCCTTTCTTATCACCCTTCACAACGAGGGTTTGCTCGACAAGTTCGAGACGCGGTACGCGATTTTTGATGCGAACGTTGTGAATGATGAAGAGAAAATTACTCGAGCTCTCTACCTCGCCAACCAATTTGAACTCATGTGGCTTCAACACGTCGCCCACGGCTACTCGCTCTCCTACCAAAAAGACCAAAAACGCATCGAGATGATTCGTCAACGCCTCGAAGCAAATCCTTTAAACCATTAATATTTTAACATTTTTTCAAACAACAAACGAAAGGTGTGGGTATCGACGGTAAAATCTACGAATTCGTGGTGGTGGTCATCACCATCACCATCATGATGATTCGTAATTGCGTCCTTGGGAATAAAGTGAACGTGGCTCCAATTGTTTTGGGCCAGAATCTGTTCGTGAAACGGGTCCCACGCATACGTATTGGTATAGTATAGAATCGGGATAGAAGAAAAGAGCATGGACGCAAAAAAATTAACACCGGAACCTTCGTTACATACCATGAGGTCAAAGTTTCGAATCGTGCGCAAGAGGTCCATGAGCGGTTTATTGATATGATTGTGAACAGTGATGGTTGCAGATGCAGAGGAATAATGTTGTTGGCAGAAATCCATGACACGTTCCACAAAAAGATGTTGGGTTTGAATTTCTTTCTTGGAAGATTCCGTTATGATAGAATTGGGACACTCTGTCGTATACCATCCGGTGATGTGTACATGGATCTGGGAAAACTTTTCAGTCTGAAGCAAGTGATCCAGAGAGGATTGAATGAGTTCCATTTCATTCAGACACCGTCGGCGATTGGATCGAATATCAAAAAGAAGGTTACATTCATCCCCGTTTTCACAGGAGGAGGAGGAAGAAGAAAGGTCGAAAAAATCAAGAATTCGGTCGGTATCGGCAGGGGACCAAAACATTTTTTGGAAAAAGAGGGGCAGATCTCCGACATGAGGCGGGGTGATGAATCGGACGTTTTTATGATACTTGTCCCGCAAGATTTTTCCAACCCCCATGAAATCAAAACAATAAATATCAAACTGTTGGACGGAATCCAATAAACCAAGCTCTATGAGCATGCTGAGTCCACCTACCTCATTCCACAGAAAATGACCGGCATTGTTGATGATACCGATCGCATACGTAAACCGATTTTCTACATGAGGGGGGAGTTCTGCAATGTTAGACGGGTTCAAGAATTGAGGAGCAAGATGAATAAAGAGTTCCTTTAATTTTTCATTGCCCTTACGTGGATTGATATTGTATACACGACCTTGTTGTGGATAATACAAAAATAAAGGCAAGAAAAATTCCCATGCTGTGCATAGATAAAATTCGTCCTTGGTTCCCGGTTCAAATTGGTAGAGGATAAAATTAAATGTACCCTGTCGATCGGAATCGTACAAAATGGCACTGTGACACGGAACTCGTCTTTGGGTATGCCAACAGTAACCATGTATCATGCCATCACGAAACGCCGCAAGACCCAACACATGTTGAAATTTCTGATGAAAAATTTTGGAGAGGATATGATCCTCTTTCAGGTATTTTACATCTTTTTCGGGGTATATACCCGGAAGAGAAAGATGACCACCGACTCCCTTCTCTTCTTGTATGCGCAAAAGAATCTCTGTTGTTTTTTGAACAAGATCTCCCTCCTCTTCTATGGGTGGTGTCACATTGTAAAGGTTAAAGTAATCATAGAGATTTGGGATCGTTTCCATTTTACAAACATCGTGCTGTTGTTGGCGTTGTGCATACTGTTGACAATAATAAATTTTTATTTCCTCCTCGGTCGACCCAGACAGGGAAGGGTGCAACCTTTTGTAAAAGACAAAGTCGAAATCATTGGGAACACGGTACTCCCGCCCCTCTTTTTTTCCCAACATGTGGTAGTGAACCTTTGCTTGAATATCCGTCATGTTGGAAAGTTCATGATTCATCGTTCGGTAACATTCTGGAATAAAATCAGGGGGAAGATCGATAGAATACTCCCGCCCCTCTTTTTTTCCCAACATGTGGTAGTGAACCTTTGTTTGAATATCCGTCATGTTGGAAAATTCATGATACATCGTTCTGTAACATTCTGGATCAAAATCGGGAGGAACACACACACGATACTCCCGCCCCTCTTTTTGTCCACAATGATAATAATGAACCATCATTTGAATATCCGTCATGTTGGAAAGATCTTTATTCATTATTCTGTAACATTCTGGATCAAAATCGGGAGGGACAGACATACGGTATTCCCGACCCTCTTTTTGCCCAAAATGGTAGTAATGCGCAGCGGCCTGAGCGTTGGTCATTGTTTTGATATCCTTATGCAAAGACTTGTACATCTCGGGATGGAAATCCGATGGCAATTTATCTTTTATGTCCATGGTGGATCGGATTTGATTTATTGGTTGGGTCGATGATGATAATGAATAAATTTTATAAAAATGTATATTCTTTAAATTAATTAAATAAAATATATTTTTACCATAACGAATTCACCATAACTTTAGTAAATATTGGAAGAGCTGGAATGCGACGCGTACATTAACGCGTAACGGGGTCATTATTTTTGCGTGGTTGACGTAACAGGCGGTAGGTGCGCCGCGACAGAAAAAAGAGACAGACGGAGAACAAGATCGCTAAAAAAACAGGCATCATAAGGGACAGATGGTTCATGAATGTTGATAAACTCCGGAAAGAGATGCATTGAAGGAGCGGGACCATGGTTTGAATTCGTTGATACATGGCCGGATCCTTGTTTTGAAAACAGATCATGGGATAAACACTGTGTACTTTCATTTTCAAGAAATGAAATATCATGTCAAAGTGCATCCGAGGATGATGGACACCTTTTCGGGAGTCTGCAAATTGCAAGATCTCCCACATGGCGCGGCGTGTCAACAAGTACGCATGCGCACAAATCGTCATGGTCCATTGTCGAATAATGGAGGGTTGATAATAGGTCGCGATGGGAACGCCGAACCCTTTTTGGAAAGGAAGGACTCCCAACAATAAAACCTCGGCATTCCCAGACTTCATAAAGGAGACGACATGATTGGCAATCTCCTTGTTGAATACGGTGCGATCAAAACGAGCGTCGTCTTCCAGGAAAAGGATCCACGGGGCATCGGGGAAACGGTCGTAGGCGTCTCGTATCATGGCGATGTGATTCTCAAAAATGTTGTCGGATACATCATCCATCAAATTCTGTTTAATAAACAAACAATCCATGATACTGATCTCGTTGTTTTCCACATTATTGTTCGTACTTGAATTGGTCGCAAATCCATCGCGAACCTTTCCGGAAAAAAAGTGCAAATATTTTTCGGGATAACTACAATCCACCGTGAGATGTTCCCGGACCTTTTCCATTCTTTTTGGTAAAACGGGAAGCGTTAACACGCATGCACACGGCGCAATCATTTCTAACGGCGTCTGCGACTCCATTTTACTTTCCACATCCCCCCCGTCTCTAAATTATTTTTTTTTGTACCCATAATCTAAACACGTGAGGGTCGTTTATTTAAAAAGATGATGAGGGGTACATCGGGTCAGACGACCGCGGATGTTCGTTACATGTTGTTAGATTCCACGTACCGGGATCGTTATTTGTATCCGGAGCCATGCAGCTATACGGTTCCTTTCCAGCGCGCGATGGGTACGAATATTCAGAGTTCGGTGAATCCGGTGACGAGTGAGTATCCTGCATTTAATTTTCAGTGGACGACGTTGTACTTGGTGCCACCACAAACTGACAATACTTATTTTTCAGGAAAGGTGGTGGGAGGGTCTCCGCAACAACCGGTTCTGGATGAACTTATTGATCAGCTGATCGGGTTGAACCAGACGTCCAACACGTCGTATATTAACGAGACGTATACAGAGTGTTATGGATTTTTAAACCAGATCAAGTTTTTTTATGGCTATACTACACCACCTGATGAACCTGAAAGAAGTGCCTTTTACAGGATCATGCGTTACGATCCCATCACGCGAACAGCGACGTTGGATCGTGCTATATCGGGTTTCGTTTCCGGCACGTCCACGGACTATTGTATATTGAATGATTCGACCAATTTCAGTGCCGTCGACGATACTTATTTAAACATCGTCTTGCAGGGTTGGCAGTTCGATCAGATTGATGCGAGCAGTTTACAAGCCATTTTTACCTCCATCTCGCCTTCCTATAAAAACAATACCGGACGATTCATCACCACGACGTCTACCCTGTATTTATGGGATATGACCATCAATGAGATTATTCAAGTGACTTACGGGAGTGGATATTTATTCAACCTAACGAAAGGATTTTCATCCTCATGGAAGGTAACGGATGCCTACATGTTGTTTATCGATAACATACCGTCACGCACCGGATTCTTTGATGAAATGAATACGACGGCCGCCATTTTTAGCTTTACGCTTGATGCAAATGGTAGCATTATGAGTGTTGACATCGACGATCCTGGGAGTGGGTATATTATTCCACCAACACTCTATGCGACCATGGATAACGATGCGCCGTCACGTCAGGCAGTGATCACATGCACGATTAACGACAATGGTGAAGTGGATTCCACGGAAATTGTGGACGGGGGTCTTGATTATAAAAAAGCATTCACAAGCATCACCCCCGCGGCGTTTGTTGCAAACAGCACGATCTACACATGGAAGATTATTGATGGTGGTGCCGGATTCTATGCAGGAGATTCTGTGGGTGTTTATTTGGATTGCACGATCACCACAGGGTTGAACGTAAATATTGAAACTATCGCAAGGATGACGGTATCAGGTGTCACCAATACCGGGGCCATTCAATCCTTGCATCTGGATTGGCCCGGGTATAATTATGCATGTGGTGGAGAATATCTGATCAAGCTTTATACGAGAAAAAACACAACAGGTGACACTCGATCGTCCCTGGTGCCGGCCAAGATACAGGTGCAACAGACGGCCCCGTATTTGGAGTTGGCATCGACACAACCAATCTATAGCGGGTCGTACATTATGCCGGTGGTTTGTACGGCCATGTTCAATACAACGACGAATCCGACAACGAGAACGGCGAATGCCAACTTACAAATTGCACCCACCAACTCGATTCCCCCGACGGTGCCTCGTGTGGGACAAACGATTTCGTCGACGTATTCAAGCGAACAGAATGATAATATGTTTTATGGGACGTACCCGATACTCAATGTCTTTCCGGTGACCGGAATGAACAATCTGTACGGGGTGCAAGTGGACATTCGAGATGATGCGTTGTTGGAACGTCTGAATTTCAGCCAGTTACCGCTGAATAGTATCTTTGAATCGATCCCGTACAGTTATGCCATCATGGAATATAAAACGGACGGGGTGACGTCGCTGGACTACTCTGGATCGACGGTGAGCAGCAACCAACCGGTTTGTTACCAGATGCGTATTGTGTCTCTCATCCTGCCGAACCAAATCTTATCGACCGCGACCGGGGGTCTGACCAGCATGTATCCCTTTATCTTTGTGGAGATTTCCAATGATACGTCGCCCATGGGACACAACCGCAACATCATTTATTCCAATAACCCGAATTCGTTGACGGCAACGTTTTCGTGCCACGTGTCCGATGTCAACTCCCCCGCGATTACGAATTTTATCAAGATCTGGTCCGACGGAACCTACCAGGTCCTCAAGTTCAAACCGAATGATAATATTCGAGTGCGCGTCTTTTTACCGAGCGGAGAAGATTTTAAAACCAATGTCACGGACTACTTGCCACCTGTTAGCGTGAACCCCCTGCTCCAAATCAGCATCTTGGTGGAAATGGTTCGTATCGGATAATTATGATGGGATTGTGGGGGGGATTCGTCACTTTGAACTTGTATCTGCAACTGCACCACCACCATCAATAGAGATTTCAGGAAAAGGTGGAACGCTGATACAATAGTATTTTTTAGTTTGATCTTTTGTTAAATGGCATTCAGAAAATTTCAGATGTATTTTTTTCGTCTTCAAATACTTTTCAAGTTTTGTTTTATACTCTTCTGTCGTTGAATTTATAGATGGATACATAATAACAACCATTTTTCCTGTTATTTTTTTTCCAGATTTGTCAGTCATGTTTTTCAAGTTACAAAAATACTTATCATCATCATCAAAATCTTTTAAAAGTTTATTCAAGGTCGATACGAACTTTTTCCCTTCTTGAATAATACGAAGCTGTTGTTGTCCTTGTCCTTGTTCTTGTCCTTGTCTACTCGGGGTTGTGATTGTGGTATTAGTACCTCTTCTTCTTGTTTGTGTATCTGTTAATATTGTTTTCAACTCTTCTTTTTGTTTGTCTGTAAGAACATCATCCGTCGTAAGAAGTTCCGTTAAAATTTTAGTGGGTTCAGCGCCATAATGTAACAACAATTTTACCGTTTTTATAAAATTTTCTTCACAAGGATATAATTGATATGTTGCATCTTCATTTTTATGTTTTTTTTCATATTCCATTTTCGTTTTATACCTATACACTAAAACATCTAATGCTGATGATCCCCACCACCCCGATGGTTTCATGTTTATTTGATCTGGTTTCATGTTTTTGAGAAGTATAGATATAGTTTTGTAACGATTATTGCATTCTTCTTCTATTTCAGGTTTATTATTACTTACAAGCATGTTATAACAAGCTGACATTAAAGGAGTAAATTTAATTTTACTAACTTGGTTTAAAGTTACTTTGTTCGTATCTTTGTCAAGAAGTGGTTGTACAAAAGTTGGATAAACATAATGGCATACGGCATGTAATGGTGAACAATCATCAGAATATCCATTAGGATCATATAAATTAATAATATATTCCTCAGTATGTTGGTCTAAAAACTTTGTAAATTTTTCTAAATCACCATCTTCACCCCATCTAATTATGTTAAGTAACACCTTACCAAGAGCCCCTTGTCCTTGTCCTTGTCCTTGTCCTTGTATGACGACGCCTTGTTTAGCTTGTTTAGATTTATTTTTTTTTTGAGTACGTCGTGATTTAAAAATATTAATAACAACCGCAATGAGTGCTGTGACGACCACAACGGCAAGAATGAGTGGTAGGGAGTTCAAAAGGTTGTTGTTGTTAGTAGGAATGGAAGAAGAAGATAACAAAACCGGCTGTTGGGACGCAAATAGAGCACCTGGTGTTGGTGTTGGTGTATACACGCTATGATTCATTTGTTTTTTTATTGATTCTGTATTTTATTTTTACAAATTTAAAAATTTGTAAAAATTTTTAAATTACATGCCCATCATGCCCATCATGCATATAATAATGCATCCACATCAATATGCATAGTGCAAAAATGAAAACCAATGTATTTCAAGATATTTAAAGAGTTGAATAGGCGTGGTGTGGTGGTGTTCATCAGAAAAATAAAAAAAAATTGAAAATTTTTGTTGTCGTAACAAAAATAATAAATCGACTCACTCGTTTCTTTTGACAAAAAAAACAGAAAAAAATGTCCTCCCCGGTGCACAAGGATTGGACGGTAAAGTCTCTGCGATCGCTCGCCATCGAACGATTCCCGGACTTTAAGAAAAGTACTCGTCTGCGTGACGACATTGTGAATTTCCTTCGCGACAAAGGCGTCGATCTTTCGATCGCCGTCGCTACCACCGGCGCCGCCGCCCCCAATCTACCCACGATGGCGGATATGGAGGCGCCCGTTGGGTTTATGGAGGCGGTCACGGTACCCGGTGCCGTCACACGCGAACGTCTATCCACACTCCGCGTCGTTGATTTGAAAAAGGTGGCCAAAGAATGCCCGGGGTTTGATTCGAAAATCACCAGTAAAGAAAAGTTGATTGATTTTATCCTCGAACGGTCTCCACTTGCCGGAGAGGCGTTGGTTATTTTCACAACCTTGGCGGCGACGTCAACGCGTTCCAGGAGGCCTGCCACCGCCACCACTGTCGCCGTTGATACGACCGCCATGCCGTCCACCTTTCAGGAGTTG